AATGGATTTATCCCATTTTAAATCTTCAAGGGTGTAAATTATTTTCTTCTGTTTTTCATTTTTGTTTTATTTATGCCATATAATATACTCTTACTAAAGCAGGACCGCCGTTTTGACCTGGATAACCATTATTATTATTTGAATTCCAACCTCCTACACCTCCTTGTCCAGTAGGCGGATTTGGTACATTATTAATCTCTGTATTATTATTCTGAACAGAGTTACCGTTAGAACTATAATCAATATTTGAGTTTAATGCTGGCGGATCGTTGTTACTATTATAATTCTGTACAACACCAGAACTTCCTACAAATTGATTACCACCACCATTGCCTGCGTATCCAGATAAAAAACTAGAATTTGTTGTACCTATAGCGCCATTATAACTATTAATCCCACCAGTACTACTTGCTTTTCCTCCATTACTATCGTTATTATTATTATCTGTTCCAGGACCTCCTCCTCCTCCTCCTCCTCCATATACATTTATACTACCAGTGTTTGACATGAAACCATTACCATTCGCATTTATAGTAATATTAGTTCCTGTGTTTCCCGCATATCCACCATCTCCGAGTGTGTTTTGATAAGCGCCCCCAGTTCCTGCTCCTGAAAAAGTTATATTATATGTTGCGGATGATTGTTGGTGTCCTGAATTTACTACTATTCCAAGTCCACCACCACCACCGCTTCCTCCACAACCAGCTCTATTATTATTAGTATTTGCACCACCACTACCACCACCGCCTCCACCACCAATTGCAATTATTTTTAAGGTATAACACCAACTTGGGGGTGTAAATGTATTGTTTGAAGTATAATTGGTATAAATTGCTTGTATACCATTAGCAATATCTGTTCCACTGTTTTGATACCCTAAAGGTGTTGGATTTTCCCAATTATTACTTGTATAAGTACCAGATGGAAAACCATTATAAGAATTATTGAATGTCGTATTACCACTTGTAATTAATGAACTTATATCTATATTTCCACTTTGATAACCAGACATACTATATTTTATAAATATTTTATATTTTATTTACAATAATTTATTTAATAATTTATTTAATATTTAACCAACCAGTAATTATATATTTGTTATCCGACAATGGCATTATACCTTTATGAGGATAACACCATGAAGCAGGAAATAATATAAGTTTACCAGCAGTTGGTTTTATTTTTAAATCTCCACAAAACTCAGTTTCACCTCCTTCATCAACATCATTTAAATACCATAAATAGGTAATAACTCTATGCATCTTCATATCTTTAACCATACTAAAATCATCGTGGTAAACAAATTTCCCTTCGTTTTTATCGTATTTTTGCATTAAAAAACAAGTATCACAAAAATTCTTATTAAAAAATGTTTTACCATATTTTTGGTATAAATTATTATTAAAAATCTTTAAATTTTTCGTTAATTCTTCATATAAAAATTTATTAATATTGAACCATATAGATGTTTCGTTAATATTAATATTAATGCTATAATCAATTGTCTTTTTTATTTTGTCATTTTGTCCACTTCTTGTAACACCTTTATATTTATTCGGTTCATTCTCAAATGTAGTGATAATTTCTTTACATAAATCTAAAGATATAGAGTTTTCATTTATATAAATAAAATCCATTTATACTTTAATTATTAAAATTTTTTTATAATATTATTCAAAATAATATTATTTTTTATATTATTATTAACTGGTTCTAACTTATAAATAAAAAACCATTCACAAGGAAATAATATTAAATCACCCTTATTCGGATATATTATATGATTATTAAAAAAAGTTATTTTAGAATTATTATCTAAAAAAATAATACATATCATATATTTATAAACAGATTGCTCATAATTTACATCAAATAAATCAACAGAATTATTTGTATAAATACAAAATGAATTAAATAACATTTCTTGTTTTACTACATTAAAACCATCGCATTTATTAACAAAACTCATATAATATTTGCCAATAGTTTCACATAATATGATTTCTAAATTATTTATATATCTAGATATTTCGGTTGTTTCATCTATAATTTTCGAATCTGTTATATTATTGTTATTTATGTATTCATTAATAATATCACAACAACTAGTGTCAACACATTTTTCATTAACACATATAAGATCTAAAAAATTATTAAATAACATTTATAAAATAAAACATAAAATAAAATTGAATTAAATTTAAAAAGATATAAGAATAATATAATTAGTTATATATAAGAGATGATAATCCCAGTCAAATGTTTCAGTTGTGGTATGGTAATTGCCGACAAATATAGATTTTATGTCGAAGAAGTTCGTAAGAAGAAATTAGCTAAAGGTTTTAATAAAGATGCGATTAATTTTGACAAGGTTATTTATTTAACAAAAGAATTTCACGAAAAAACACCTGAAGGTGAAGTATTAGATGAATTAAATATTAAAAAGATGTGTTGTCGTAGACATTTCCTTACACACGTCGACATTGAATAATTTCTTAATATAATATATAAATATGGCTACTCGTAGAAAAAGTGCTGGCAAGCAAAGACTCTACAAAATGAAGGGTTGTAATAGAAAAGGATGCAAGAAAACAATGAGAAGATATAGAGGCGGATCAAATATGACAATGAATTTAGCATATCCTTCAAATAATATTCGCACGGTTCCGAATCCACATTTAGCGTATGTAGGAGGAAAATCGTCAGCGTATCCTAATCCAGGACCTCCGGCAGGAGGATTTAATTTTTTAAACCCGCAAAATACTCAAAAAGGTGGTTGTGGATCATGTTCTGTAGGTGGACAAATGATGATGAAAGGTGGCGACGGAAATAATGCTTTAGTCGGATCTTCTTGGACACCGGCAAGTAGTGGGTGGCCAGGTGTTGATGGTGTAAGCGGAAACAGAAATTATTTAGCGCCAAATGAATATAAAGTTGATCCTCAGACAGCGATGATTGCTACAGGTGCAAACAAACCATTTTCTATTGGTGGAAGACGAAGAAGAAGAAGTAAAAAACAAAAAGGCGGTAATTTGTCTAATTTATTTACACAAGACTTGATTAATTTAGGAAGACAATTGCAATTTGGAGTTGGATCGGCATATAATGGTGTTTCTGGTTACCCAGCCCCGGTTAACCCATTGCCATGGAAAGGACAAATGGCAAACACATCTAGTTTAGCAGGTGTAAAAGCATTGCTTGTATAATGATTTTTTCTATGTATAATACATAAATGGCTCCTTTTCCAACAAATATAAAAGAATTATGTAGTCCTGCTGCTATATATTTTGTTATTTCAATTATTGCTTTAGTAATGGTATTATTTCAAAATTTGGGTAACCAAAATAGTTATACGGTAGGTTCATTTTCTTGCCGTGTTCCTAGTACAATTTTAGTTTTCATAGTTAAATTAATTTATATATTATTTTGGACTTGGATTCTTAATTTGATATGTAAAGATGGACATACATGTGTTTCCTGGTTATTAGTCCTTTTACCTTTTATTTTGTTATTTGTAATGATGGGATTGTTAATGATCAATATGTAAAATATTATTTGATTTATTAAATAATTTTAGTATAATTATAAAATATTGTTATTTATATAATTAAATGAATTTAACAGAACAAAAAACAGAAAATGGTTTTTCATATGAAAAAAATGGTTGGAAATATATATCAATTAATGGAAACCCAAAAGAACGCGGTTTCGCATATGGTTACTTGTGCGCTAATGATTTCAAAGAAATACAAAAAACCCTAGCGTTTTTAATGATGGAATCATACGGACAAACTTGGGAGTTTTTTATTGAAAAAATCAATAGCGATTTTAAAGAAATGACCAAAAAGGACTTCTCCGAGTTTTATGAAGAAATGGAAGGTATTGTCGACGGTTGTAATACAAATGGTTGTAAAACAACAATCGATGAAATTATTGCTTGGAATTTTTATTGTTCAATACCTTATTGGTATTCATTAGTGTCGGACAATCGTGGAGGAAAAGAAGGTGGCGCTAAAGATAAATGTAGTGCTTTTATTGCTGTCGGCGATTGGACTGATGACGGAAAAATCGTTTGCTCACATAATTCATTTTGTGATTTTATCGATGGTCAATTTTCAAATGTAGTATTAGATTTAAACCCTGATAAAGGTCATCGGTTTATTATGCAAACATCACCTTGTTGGATCTGGAGCGGTACCGATTTTTTTGTTACGGCAAAAGGTATTATTGGAACTGAAACAACTATTGGCGGATTTCTCCCATATGAAAAAAAGTTCCCAATTGGTTACAGAATAAGAAAGGCGATGCAATATGGCAACACATTGGACGAGTATTGTGAAATACTTTTACACGAAAACTCAGGCGACTACGCGAATTCTTGGTTGTTTGGTGATACAAACACAAATGAGATTCTTCGTATTGAATTAGGACTTAAATATCACAACATAGAGAGAACGAAGAATGGATTTTTTATTGGTTTTAACGCACCATACGATGAAAGAATCCGAAATTTAGAAGTAAATAATTCAGGGTTTTACGACATTCGTCGTCATCAAGGTGCGAGAATGGTTCGTCTTGGAGACCTTATGGATGAATATAAAGGTAAAATTAATATCGATGTTGCCAAAAAAATAATATCTGACCATTATGATGTGTATTTGAAGAAAGATGATAATCCTTGTTCCCGAACTGTTTGCTCGCATTATGATTTGGACCCTAGAGAATATATGTCACAAGCACATAGACCCAAACCATTTGCTCCACACGGCGCGGTAGATGGTATTGTTTGTGACACAACTATGGCGAAAAATATGTCATTTTCGGGTCGTTTTGGTAATTCATGTGGAATACCTTTTGTTGCTGCTCAGTTTTTTAAACAGCATCGTCAATATGAAAAATTTACACCATATATAAAAGATAGATTAGGACAACCGTGGACAGATTTTTCTTCTTCTCTCTCTGAAACAAAAGAAATTAAAAAACAAAAAGGTGGTTTTAAATTAACTAGAAAAGGTCGAGATAGAAAAAATAAAACAAAACGAAAATAACTGTTAAAAATAAAGGGAGATAAAGAATAAAATAATATAAAATAATATAAAATAATATAAAATAATATAAAATAATATAAAATAATATAAAATAATATAAAATAATAAATAAATATTATATTATATGAAAGCACTTTGTTTGATTACTTTTAATCCAAATAAAATATATTTGGATTTTTTAAATAATTTTATTGATTATGATATTTATGTTATAATTGATGATAATGTAAATGACTACGGTGAAATTATTAGACAATACTCTAAAATTAATTTTATCCAACTTAAAAATGATGATTGTTTAAAAGATGGGTTTAAAAATACAAGTTATATAACTATTAAAAAAAATGTAATTGGATGGGATAAAGCATTGTATTATTTTGCTCATATTAATTGTAAATATGATTATGTATGGTTTATGGAAGACGATGTTTATTTTTATGATGAAAATACATTAACTAATATTGACATAAAATATAAAGACCATGATATATTATGTAATAGTTCTTTTGAAGAAGCGAAACTAAATGAGTGGTTATGGCATATGATAAAAATAAATTTACAACCTCCTTATTATTGTGGAATGATGTGTATTACTAGATTTTCTAAAAATATGATCGATTCTATTAAAGATTACGCAAGTAAAAACAATACATTATTTTTTTTAGAAGCGTTATTTCCGACAATTGCAATTAAATATAATTTAAAATATTATATAAATCCGGATGAATTTGTTACTGTTACACATCGTGATAAACATGATTTAAATATGTTAAATAAAACAAATTTGTATCATCCTGTAAAAAATATAGAAAGTCATATTGAAGTGCGAAAATAAAATTATAATAAAATAAAAATAAAAATAAATAAAAATAAATAAAAATATATAAATTGTAATTGATATAAAAAATAAAAATTAATAGTTAATATATTAACATGAAAGTTGTTACAGCAGTTGTAAATAATCCAGTTTTTATTCAAATACAATATTATACTTTAAAAAAATACATGAAGTGTGATTACGAATTTATTGTTTTCAATGACGCAAAATCATTTCGTGATTATTCAAATGGTGGTGATATAAATATTAAATATTCAATTGAAGAAATGTGTAGAAAGTTAAATATTCAATGTATTAATATACCAAATCTACATCACATAAAACAACAAGACCCTTCTATAAGGACAGCAGATAGTATGAATTTTATTCTTGAATATCAAAAAAGAAATCCAGATAAATATTTATTATTGGATAGTGATATGTTTTTAGTAGATAATTTTGAACTAAGTGATTATGAAAAATACGATTGTTCAGTTGTTTTACAAAGTAGATTTGATAATAAAATAAAATATTTTTGGAATGGTTTATATTATTTCGATATTAATAAAATGAACAATTTATCGCTTCTTAACTGGAATTGTTTTCCTAGTTCTGACACTGGCGGGATGATGCAATTATGGTTATTGACACAAGATATAAAAGATAAAAATTCATTAAATAATAAAAGCAATATTTATTACATTGAACATTTATCTAGTTGCTCATGGAATGAAAATGAAATTCCTGAAAATTTAAAAGATAACGCAAAACTAATTCATTTTATAAAAACCGATCCTAGAAATCAAAATGATAAGTTCTTTTGTGAAATATATGATAATAAATTTTTACATTATAGAGCTGGTGGAAATTGGGAAAAAAGAAATATGAATATTCATGTAGCGCTAACATTAAAGTTAAGAGAATTGTTATTAAATTAGATTTTATAAATTAGATTTTATATAATATATAATAATTACATTTTAAAAAAATATGATTATTATAATATAAATGTCCCACGAAGAGAAAAAAGAAGATATATCTTGGAAATTAATTGATATATATTTTAAGGATAATCCAAATAATTTGGTAGCGCATCATTTAGATTCTTATAATGAGTTTTTTAAAAATGGTATTAACAGAATATTTCACGAAAATAATCCTATAAGATTTATTGAGAGAGAACAAGAAGGCGAAACTGTTAATAAACGCAACGAGTGTCTATTGTATTTAGGTGGAAAACACGGTAAAAGTGTATATTTTGGAAAACCAATTATTTATGATGATAACAACGCTCATTATATGTTTCCAAATGACGCTCGTTTAAGAAATATGACTTATGGTATAACGATTCACTATGACGTAGATGTTGAATTTATTTATTATGTAGGAGATGAGAGAAAAGAACATAGTATGAAATTAGATAAAATTTATTTGGGTCGTTTTCCTATTATGCTTCAATCTGATTTATGTATTTTAAAATCATTAAACAAAGAAGTGCGTTTTAATATGGGCGAGTGTAGAAATGACTATGGTGGATATTTTATTATAGACGGGAAAGAAAAAGTTATTATATCCCAAGAAAAATTTGCCGATAATATGCTTTATATAAGAAAAAACAAAGATGATGATATTTACAGTCATTCTGCCGAAATCAGATCGGTTTCAGAAGATACCTCCAAAGCAATTCGAACTACTGCTATTAAAATTGTGGCACCATCTCCTAGTTACAGTAATAATCAAATTGTTGTTTCTGTACCTAATGTTAGAAAACCAATGCCACTTTTTATTTTAATGAGAGCGTTAGGCGTTGTTTCTGATAAAGATATTATCCGGTATTGTTTATTGGATATTGAAAAAAATAGCAATTATGTCGATTTTTTTATACCATCAGTTCACGATGCAAATAAGATTTTCAATCAAGAAACAGCGCTAGAATATATCGCAAGTTTTACAAAAAGAGGTACAATATCTGGCGTTATGGAAATTTTATCGGATTATTTTCTGCCACATATTGGCGAACTTAATTTTTTAGATAAGGCGTATTTTGTCGGATATATGACTTTTCGCCTATTAAAGGTTTACAATAAAGAGGAAAAACAAACTGACCGCGATAATTTTCGATTTAAAAGGGTTGAATTAACGGGTTCTTTAATTTATGATTTATTTAGAGAATATTATTTAATACAAAAGAAAGCAATTACTCAAAAGATAGATGCCGAATATTATTATCACAAAGGCGAATACAAAGATGATGAAACATTGTCTAGAAGAGAGAAGAAAAATCTTAAGGGTAAACCAGTTGAAGCAAATAAATACCAGGATAATTTCATCGGTTTAATTGAATCCAATGTTAAAACATTTTTTAAAGATAGAATTGTTGAGTCTGGTTTTAAAAGAGCGTTCAAGGGTAACTGGGGTTCCGAAGAACACACAAAACGCCTAGGAGCGGTACAAGATTTGAATCGTTTAAGTTGGAATACGTTTATTTCACATTTGCGTAAAATAAATCTGCCACTTGATTCCAGTGCCAAAGTTGTTGGTCCCCGTCTTCTAAATAGTTCACAATGGGGTTTTATTGACCCACTCGATACACCAGATGGCGGCAATATTGGTTTACATAAACATATGTCTATTAGCACTCACATTACTAGCGGTTCATCGTGTAACCCAATTATTAAATGGTTAAGAGTGAATACGCCTTTGAAATTAAAATTGGAATGCTCAACTGAGTATTTAGCAAACAACACAAAAGTATTTGTAAATGGTATTTGGATTGGTGTTATTGATAAACCCATTTCTTCAGATGGCGAAATTGGATTGGTTGAAATGTTAAAATTATATAGGCGAAATGGAGTCATACCGGCATTTACAAGTATTTCATTTAGTTATGAGCATAACGAAGTTTATATTTACACTGACGCTGGAAGATTGACACGACCTATTTATTATATTGATAAAGGTGTGCAAAGTTATAATAGAAAGGATTTTGTTGAAAAATTAAACGACGGTTCTATTACTTGGACACAAGTTGTTTCAGGACTTAAAAAAAAATCTGACGAGGCGTTCAATATAAAAAACAATAAATTATATGATTTAAAGGAGTTGTATAATGATATTGGTAGTGGAGAATCTGTTATAAGTGTTTTACAAAAAAATAAATCTATTGTGGATTATGTGGATACAGCGGAAGAAGAGACTGCTTTAATAGCCATAAATCCAGACGATCTTAAAAAGAGCAAATATTATACTCATATGGAAATAGATCCGTCCCTTATTTTGGGTGTAATGGGTAATCAAATTATATATCCGGAAAATAACCCATTTCCACGTGACTCGTTTTCGTGTGGTCAAAGCAAACAAGCAGTATCAGTTTATCATTCTAATTATCAAATGCGTATTGATAAAATGGGTGTTATTTTGAATTATGGTCAAATACCTTTAATTAAATCACGATATATGGAGTATATTAACAATGAAGAACAACCTTATGGTATCAATGCAATTGTCGCCATTATGTCATACACGGGTTATAATGTAGAAGATGCGATTTTAATAAATGAAGGTTCTGTAGCGCGCGGTATTTTTAGAACTACTTATTATTCTATGTATGAAGCGCGTGAAGAAAGTTCGAAGGTAACTGGTTCTACTAGTTCGAAGTTTGCGAATATACAAAAAAATAATGTGGTTAAATTGAAACAAGGTTTTGATTATAGTTTTTTGGATGATCACGGTCTCGTAAAAGAAAATACCGAGTTAAATGACAAGGTTATTGTAATTGGAAAAATTAATTCGAATTTGGAAAATAAGGATGTATGGGTTGATGATTCGGTGAAAACAAAGAAAGGGCAACTTGGTTTTGTAGATAAATCGTTCATAACTTTGGGTGAAGAGGGTTTCAACATTGCTAAAGTCAGAATTCGCGAAGAACGTATACCCGCAATTGGTGACAAAATGGCTTCTAGAAGTGGACAGAAGGGAACTATAGGTCTCATTATTCCTGAAGAAGATATGCCTTTTACCGACGACGGCATTCGCCCAGATTTAATTATTAATCCACACGCTCTTCCATCTCGTATGACAATTGGTCAAATTGTCGAGTCGTTATTTGGCAAAGTATGCGTCAGTTACGGAGCATTTGGTGACTGTACCGCGTTTCAAGTAAAAGGCGCAAATTATTCCATGTATGCTCCATTATTAGTAGAAAGTGGATTTCATTCTAGCGGCAACCAATTGCTTTATAATGGCATGACAGGTGAACAATTAGAGGCGAATATTTACATTGGTCCCACTTATTATATGCGTTTGAAACACATGGTTAAAGATAAAATCAATTATCGTGCGCGTGGTCCTAACACAATGTTGACAAAACAACCTGTTCAAGGGCGCGCGAATGATGGTGGTCTTCGTATTGGTGAAATGGAGCGCGACGGAGTGTTAGCGCACGGTATGTCGTATTTTTTGAACGAATCTTTTATGATACGAGGTGATGAATATTTTATGGCAGTGTGTAACAAAACTGGCGCCATTGCTATTTATAATGAGGCGAAAAATTTGTTTCTCAGTCCTTACGCGGATGGTCCAATTCAGTTTGCAAATAATCCTGATGGCACTCAAAATATCAAAAATTTGAGTAAATTTGGACGATCATTTAGCATATTACGTGTTCCTTATTCTTTAAAACTTTTAATACAGGAATTACAGGTTATGAATGTGCAAATGCGTATTATTACAGATGAAAATGTAGATCAACTCTTGAGTATGTCGTATTCTGATAATATAAATAAACTGCTACAAGTTGGAAGCAAAGATTTGAAAGATGTAACAAAGGATTACGGTAAATCTATGAGCGACAAAATTTATAAGGAAAATAAAATAGGAGAGAAACAACAAAAACCTGTCGAATCTCCTTCCTTGCCAGAACCTGTTTCAATAGACGAGAGTGAGAATGTAAGTCTGTCGAGTGTAAATGAAGAATATAAATATGGAGAAGAAGTTGAGGTTAAAGATTTATCAACTGGTGAATTTAAAGAAGCGAACATTGTAAAAATTAACGATTTTAGTGGTGTTGGTGAAAGAACATATGATGTCAAATATCAAACTAGCGAATTAGAAAAAGATGTTCCTGCTTCAAGAATTCGCGTTTATATGGGGCAACAAAATTATCAAGGATACGCACCTAATTCGCCACCTTATAATCCTACTTCGCCTCCTCAATACGCACCTAATTCGCCACCTTATAATCCTACTTCGCCTCATCAATACGCACCTAATTCGCCACCTTATAATCCTACTTCGCCTCATCAACAGCAACCAATACAAATTCAAATTAACACGGCACCACAAAATACAGAAAGTCCAAGTATTTTAGATGTTGAACCTCCAAAAGACGAATCTAAAAATGAAGGAAAGGAAGGTAATGAAGAAAAAAATACTGAAAGTTCTGAAACAAAAAAGGTAAATATTAGTGAAAATAGCAGTGACACTAGTAGTTCTTCAAGTGATTCTACAAAAAAAATTACATTATAAATATAAATAAAAATGAAATAAAAATAAATGATTATGTTAATATTATATAATATAATGACAAGTCAGAACTCAAGCGCTTTAATTTCAACTGTTTTTACTTCTAGAAATATTATTCTAGATTTAATGGGAAAACAGGGTTATAATATTGAGGATTACGCTAATTTCAGCATTAGTGAAGTCAATTCAATGAAACAAAATAATCAATTGGATATGCTGTTAGAGAAAAAGGAAGAAGACCCCGTTACCAAACGTAAAAATAAGATCTATGTTCGTTACTATTTAGGAAAAACAATTCGACCTGCCAATCTCCAAGAAATGATAGATGATTTATTTAATTTAGAAGAAATATTGAAAAAGGACGACACATTGTTTATAATTATTAAGGATGAAATAAATCATC